CATAAATACGGTCCTAGAAGGATTGAATATTTAGATGATACACCGGGAAATCAGCTTGTTAAGAAGTTCTTAGAGCTTCCAGAAGAAGCGGTTGCCGATGGAATGGTAATAGACATTGGCATGGCAGGTGAGCAGGATAATAGATTAGTTGATAGGAGTAATTGGACTCAGATTGCTGGGACGCTGCAACAATATTACACGTCTCTTTTAACTGTAGCATCACAAATGGGAGATGCTGAATTAGTTCAGAGGATTTCGGTAAAGGCTTTACAGGCATCTTCTGAGGCTATGAGGCAGTTATTAGAGAGCTTTGATATTAAGAATATTGATAGAATAGTCATGACGGAGTTTATAAATAATCCTATAGGAGTTTCTAATGGCATCGCTGGACTTGCAAGCGCTGGGACTATCGGAGGGGGAATGCAAGCGCCTAACGGAATTGCTTCGCTCCCGGGAGTATCCAATCCTACGCAAATTCCTCCAACTAATGGAGCAGGCGGCGCTAGCGAACTTAGTAGGATTCTCCAATCCCTCGGAGGCGTATGAGCGTAGAGGGTATTTAGTTAGTGTAAGAAGTATATTAGCTACGTTAGAGGATGTTCTAAGGACTAATCCATTAGGAGAGAATAATGGCAGCCCCGATAGTACCCGAGCCGGTAGTGACTCCGCCAGCAGCGGCCCCAAACCCATCTCCATCAACTCCTCCGGTAGTAAATCCGGCCCCTACTAACTTTAGGGAAGAGCTTGATAGATTAGGTAGAGGTGCGTTATCTACTCTACATAATCAATTAGCAGAGGCTAAGGCTAAGATTCAGCAGTTAGAAACTTCTAGGACTACAGAAGCTCCTAGACCTACAGGAGCAGAGTTTTTAAATGATCCTGTTCCTATTATTCAAGCAGAGCTTAGAAATACAGTGCAGCCGCTTAAAGAGTTTGTTGAGCAGATGCAGGCTGAGCGCAGATATGATTCAGCTAAGACAGAGATTAAGCGTAACTACCCTGCATTAGGTGCTAAGTTTGCAGAATTAGAGCCTTATGTGGATCAGTTAATGAGAGGTATTGACCCCTCTCCTCAGAATATTCAAGCAGCTTTTACACAAGCCTTAGGCTTACAGCAGTTAGGACAGATTCCAGCTATGCAGACAGGCGCCCCTAATGCTCAGCCTGTTATTCCTGCTCCCGTTACCATACCTTCTGCTCCTCCGGTGCCTACAATGCCTATTCCTCCTTCTATACCCCCTTCTCCTCCTACATTGCCTGTAGCATCTCCTAATGCTGGCGCTGATGCTGCTTTAAAGGCAAAGGTTGATGCTATGACTGAGGATGAGAGAAAGATTGCTAGAATGTGGGGGCAGACACCAGAGCAGTTTATATCTTTACGGGATGCATCTTCGGAAGTTAGCTCTTGGCCACAGGATACTAAGTAAATGGCTACTCAATCTGATGAAAAGGTAGAAGCTTTAGTGGCTGAGCAGGCTATTATTGCAGCCGCTGAGGCAGTTCGGGCTGAGCAGTATGCTAAGGCTAAAGCCGAAGCTAAGGCCAGGATGCTTACTCTATTAGATCGTGGTGTTACGAATGATAGGCTTCTTGTTCCACTTCCTTCTGACACTTATGGCGAATGGGTTCCTAATAATCCCTCAGATGTAGCTCGCTTTGAATCAATGGGATTCAAGATTGACGATACATATGCAAAGTCTCACGCAATTCATGGAAGTAATAGGGTTGCTGATATTATTTTCATGACTTGCCCTATGTACGTTAAGGAAGCTATAAATGAAATAAGAGCTGAGCGTTTTGAGAAGCTCCACGGGAAGCCAGACGTTAAGACTAAGCGTGAGCTTAAGGAAGAAAGAGACTTTAGAGGTAAATCTGACCTTCCTGTTGTTAACTCAAGTGTCCAAGAAACTGTTGATGGTGATGCTATACGACAAGCTCTTGGGCAGCAATCTACATAGGAAATTAAATGGGCACTAGATTTGCGCCCGCGCGAGTTCCTAATGGTGGCGTTGAGTCTATCAATTCATATCCGGCCCTTGCTGGGCAGGCTATTGTAAATGGCTCTCTCGTCCTATTAGACGCTAACGGGCTGTTGAACCTTTGTGGTGCTGATCCTGCTAGTATTTTAGGCGTTGCTTTATCTGCTCAAGGTACTGCTCCTGGCTTTAGTGCTGCTAACGCTCCAATTGCTATTAACTTCTCTTCGACTGCTGATGACCTTGTTTCTGTCGCTATTGCTAATCGCGATACGATCTTCTCTGGTCAAATGACGAATGCTGGTAATATTGTCACACCTACACAAGCTATGGTTGGTGATAGCTTCGGCGTGGTTAATACTGCTGGTATTTGGACTGTTGACCAGACAGAGACAGTTAATACTCGTCTTACTATTGTTGATGTTGATATTCCTAATCGCCTGATCCTCTTTAAGTTCCTTAACGCCAACCTCCAGTTACCGTAACGGAAAGGAGATAGAAAATGCAAGTCCAAGGTAATTACAATCTACTCTTCCGTTCTGGTCTGCGTAAGGACTTTAGGGATGAGTATCAGCGTTATGCTCCTGAGTATCCCGGCTTCTTAAAGACAGGTAGTATTGATAAGCCTGAATTTGAAGCTGCTCTTATGACTGGCGTTAGTCGGTTATATGAGTTAGGTGATGGTGAGCCGATTACTTATGAGTCTGCTGTGATGGGTCCGAAGGTCATTGCTGTTGATCGTGAGTTTGGGTTAGGTATTATGACTAGCCGTAAGACGATCGAAGATGACCAGTATGGTAAGATGCGTAATGGCGCTAAGTGGTTAGCTCACGCTACACGCATGACATATGATTACCGTGGTGCTGGCTTCCTTGATGACGCGTTTACTGGTTCTACCTATAAGGGTTACGATAACCTTGGGTGGTGTGTCACTAACCATACGTTCATTAATGGTGCTGGCACATGGTCTAATGCTTTAAGCCCTGCTGTTGGTCTTTCTGTTGGTGGTATTCAGGCGATGGAAGATCTTTATCAGACGCTTAAGGATCATAATGGCGATCCGATTGTTTCGATGTTTGATACTATCGTGATTGGCAACAATGCGGGTGACCTTAATCGTTATTATCAGATCTTTGGTAGTGATAAGGAGCCTTTCACTGCTGAGAATCAGGATAATGCGGTTAAGAAGAGACACTCTAATGTCAAGCTTGTTATCTCTCGATATAAGAGTTCTCTGCGCTCTTGGTTTGGTATTGACTCCAAGTTAAATGATGCCCACTTCCTTGTTCGGCGCGCTGTTCGCCTTGAGGATGATATGGACTTCAATACTGGTGCAATGCTTACTAAGGCCACCACACGCTTTATGATCTTTGGTGTTGATCCTCGCGGTTGGGTTGGCTCTAACGCTACCTAACCTTAAAGGAGGAAACACATGGGTCCGACGTACTCGCGTAGACCTACAGCTTTTGGTGCTGTAGCTTTACAATCTGGTGATCCTACTACAACATTATCTCCTGCTACCTTAATTACTGTAATAGCTCCAGCGCAAGGTGTTTTATTAGTTGGTGACTTTGTGTTTCTTAATGCCTCCGGGCAAGCACAGAAGTCTGCTGTAGTCGCTAACTATGACACTCGCATTGGTGTTGTTGTGGGTGGTAAGGCAACAGATTATAGAGTTGTTGAGGATTCTGCGGGCTTCGGCGCTACTGCCGCTGCTGCCGCAGGGGATGAAGTTCTTATTGCGCAGGCGGGTGTTACATATGCTATCGCCGATGTTGCTATTGCTGCTGCTGGCGTGTTGGTTGGCGTTGGTGCTGCAATCGCTACTGCTGGACGGGTTACTAACTCCTCTCCTACTGCTGGTAGACGCTTAGGTATTGCGCTATCTACTGCTGCTGGTGCAGGCTCAATCTTTAAGGTTGCATTAGCCTTAGGCTAACTTATTCGGAGATTACATGCGGATTCCTCTGTTACTAGAGGCTGATCCGCGGGATGCTATGACAGGCCCGCGAGTTATGCTTCCGGCCGGAAGATGGAAATTCAGTGTTGTTAAGCATATTATTAACGCTAAAATCATGATTGGCGTTCTTAGTGAGCTTGATGAAATGATTTTCCATGATGTTAACATCGCAGAAGCTCTCGGGCCTGCTGTAGTTTGTGCACACGTTGATGTTGGGAGTGATGAAAAGAGATTAACCGTGTTCGCGGAGCTAGTTAAATGACCCTCGATCTGACGCAGTTACAGAATAGCTTAAGAAATGCTTTGGGTACTCCGGTTAATCATCCAAAGTATGATACTACTGCGTTGGATTTGCTCCTTAATAGAGCTTATTGGGCTTTACTAGATAGCATCGAGTTTAGGGAGAAGGAGGTTACGGGTACATTTTCAACTGTAGCCTCTGAGAGATTCTACGATCTACCAACAAGCTTCGATTATCTTAGGCATTTATCTGTAACTGATCCTAATTCTAATGGGCATATTCAGCTAGAGCAAATGACTCCGGCAGAGTATGAGAATAATTACAATGAAGACTCTTCTTATGAAGGAATTCCGACTAATTATATTCGAGAGGGATGTGGCATAAGATTATATCCTACTCCGGATCAAGTTTACACAGTTACAATTAAATATGCTATCACTCTTGCTGATCTATCTACCTCTAACACAAATCCTGGGATTCCTCAAGTTTGGCATGAGATTATCTTATACGGTGCCGCTTGGAGAGGGTTTTTAGAGCTTGGTGATATACCTAGGTATCAACAGTATTTTGGCTTATGTGAGGCTATGATGATAAAGGTAAAGCCTACTAAGCATAAAGAGGAAGAAGATAATAGGTTTGCTGCTGTTAATGCTATGCGGCCGGAGTATAGAGTATGAGTTGTAATCCATTAGCTGTAGCTTTAGAGGCTTGTGTTGCAGCTACTCATACTCTTGAAGCTTCTCCTTCTACTTTATTTACGTCTGAGACAGGGCCAGTTGCAACAGGGTATTCAGTAGATAATCCTTGCTGCATTTTTGGCACCTTACAAATACTTTACGGTATGCCTTATTTAACTGGTAGTGGAATAATAACAGGGAGTACCGTATAAATGTCTTTGATTAACTGGGTTACAGACGGAG